TATTCTTGAGTATTTCCTATTGTTTCATTAAATTTTTTTTTCTCATTTTGTAATTCTTGTTCGTTTCTTTTTGCAATATCTACTATATTTATAGGAAGTTTAGAATCTTGTTCCCAAGCCTTTTTATTAATATTTTTACTTGCTAAAGAAGATAATGTAGGAGTTAATTCTTCAGTATTTGAATATGCAATATTATTTCTATCTGCAATTCTTTTTAAATTTGCTGCATAATCTCTAGTTATTGCTCTTGAATTTTTTAATTGAGTATCTAAAGATTCATAACTTCTACCATTACTTTGACCATAATTAATAGCATCTTGAACATTATTAAGTTCTGTATTTGCTAATTGAGTTCTTTTTCTTATTTCTTCTAATATATCTTCATATTTAGCCATAAATACCTCCTATAATCCGTAAGATTTTAATATTTTTTCTCTATCTGTATATTTTAAATATCCTTTATTTTCTCCATCACTAATTACTTTAGCTAATTGTTCTGCTGTTATTGCACCAGGTGTAACATTTTTTGTAAACCAATTTATAGCATTTTGTGATGATAAATTTGGTGTATAAGTTGATTTATATTTTTGATTAGAATTATTTGTATTATTATTTTGATTTTGAACTGCATTTACTTTATTATTTTGTTTTCCGTATTGTACCCAACCTTTAGTTCCTTCGTCCCAATATAATAATTCTCCTTGTGGATTTTGATATACTTCTACTTGTTTACCATTAGAATCTGTTTGAGATAAATTAGTAGTGTACCAACCATCTCCATTATCTTTTATTGTTTGATAATTATTTCCACTTCCACCTGTTAATGATACACCACTTCCACCTGATCTAGATGCTGCAATTTTAGATTTAGATAAGTTATATTCTTTTTGCCATTGTTCATCAGCAATTCTATCTCTTTCTTTTTGGTATGCCATTTGAGCTTCCCATTGTCTAATTGCTTCTTGTCTAGCTTTTTCATTTTGAATGTTTTGATATTCAGTTTGGTATCTATTATAGTAGTCAGTATCTATATTTCTACCAGTGTTAAATTGATTTTGCATTGTATCTGCTTTTTTATTGTAATAACTTTCAGAGTATGATAATTGCATTTTTAATTTTTCTAAAGCATTTTGAGCTTTTGCTACATCATTATTTAATCTTGCTTGATTAATATCATTATCATATTGAGTTATAGCATCTTGCATTACTTTATTTGCAGTTGCAACTCTATTTTGATAAGCATTATAACCACCTAAAGCAGCAGTTTCACTTACTCCTGAATTTGCTAGTCCTTGACTTGCTAATCTTTCTGCTTGATTTCCATAAGGGTTTATAAAGGCATTATATTCGTTTCTAGCCTTGTTTTGTTCTGTATGAGCATTTTCCCTAGCAACTTGTTTTTGTTGCTCTATAAGGTTAGTATTGAACTCTAATTGCTTATCTAAAGCATTATTTTGAGTTGTTTCATATTGATTGGCATAATTTTGTTGTTGTTGATACAAATTTCCAATATCATTTAATATATTATTATATAAAGCATCACTTTTTTGTAATTGTGCTTGTTTTTGTGCTTCTATATTAGTTAATCTTTCGTCCATTTATTTTCCTCCTATCTTTTTATGTACCCTGCTACAAATCCTTGTAAAGTACACGAATATAGTCCAAAAGGCTTATTTGAACTAAATTTTATTTGAATATTTCTAAATTTTTTATCTTTTATTCTAAATGCAACATAACCTTTTGAATCATCACAAACAATTTTTTCTTTTAATGTTCCATCTACTATTGTATCAATATGAATTGAATCATTATTTTTTATTGTCAAATTTGCTACATTTCCTCTTTTGTTAGTAGTTTTAGTATATCCTGGATAGTTAAAATCATCTTTAGCAGTAGTCCATACACTTGTTATATTTTCTCCACTATCATTTGTTCCACCTAATTTATATAAGTTGCCTAAAGCATTACCTAAATATAATTCTCCACGATATTCTTTAATAAATGTTATATCAAATGGCAATTCCCAATAATACCATTCATATTCAGTATCATTAGTGCTTGTTCTTGCCATTGACCTTTTATCTGCTAAATAAATATGAGAATTTACTAAACACATTAAATATCCTTTATATTCTGCTAATTTCATATTTTCGTATCCAGTTTCACTTATCATTTTTGTATCTACAAAAGAACTTCTATGTTGTAATGTTTGTTCGCTATATAGAGAACTATTTACTATTCCTTCTAAACCTTTATTTGAAAAGAATACTATATCATCATTAAAGTTTATTCCTGTTGATACACAACCTAGACTTATTGAACCATTTACACTTGGATATATCTTACCATAAGTAGAATCGTAAGTTGGTGTTAAATAGCTTAAACTACTACCATTTTGGTCTAATTCTTTTATTGCCCATAATACATTATTACCAGGAATTATAGTTTTTATCATTGATTCACTAGAACCACATTCGTAATATGCAGTATCTCTTACATATTTTGGATCATTTAATTCACAATGAAAAATAGCACCTGGATAATCTGGATTTCCACTAAAGAATATTCTATTATCTAATTCTGCTATTAATGTACAATTTAATATTCTTTCTTTATAATTTGCTATTGTTTTACTAAATACAATTATTACTTCTGCATTTAAATCTGGTGTATCTTCAAATGTTATTGTTCCATTAGTTCTATTTGCAGTAAAGTCTATATTTTCTATTTTGTTTGTTCCATTTACACTTGCAGTTATTAAACCACTTTGTGCAGCTGAATCTATTTCTTTTGTATCTAATACATAAACTTTTGATTTTCCATCTCCTATAAATATATTTCTTCTCTTTGGTGTTAAAACATTTACATCTTGATATACTAAATCAGTATCAGTTGTTTCATCTATGCTTGTTGAACCATCTGGATTCTTTACATAAGAAGTTGTTGGTATAGTTCCTTCTACTTCTTGGCAAGTAGTTCCATCATATTCTAAGTAGTTTATACCATCTAATATATATAATTTATGGTCAAAAACAAATCCTTTACTTTCAATTATATTCATACCACTATATAATTCAGTTTTAGTTGCTGGTATTGTAGGATAGTTATCCCATCTTAATAGTTTTGTACCACTATGTACTAAAGTGTGTAATACATTGTTTTTTTCATAAAAAAATAGACCTAATATTTTGTTGCCAAAATTATCTAACAACTCCATACCAGGTCTAGTTTGAATGCTATCGTTATTTTCATAATTTTTCCACATATTTAATCCGTTAGGACTACGATATAATGATACATTATTGTTAGAAAAATCTACTCCTCTAAAGTTTTCATACTTTCTTGTTATTAAATCAGTAAGACTAGACATTAAATATCAACTCCTCCATCAATAAATATCATTCCAGCACTTCTTCTTGAATCAATTTCTCTTTTAGCTTCTGCATATCTTTCTGCAAAATATCTACCATATCCACTTATCATATCCATTTTTAATAAATCTGCTGCAATTCCATAAGGCATAATTTCTAATAACATTGGATCTAAATCAAATGTAAATGATTCATCATAAGGTATTGTTTCAGTAGTTTCAGTTTCATTTTCGTTTTCTGTTTCACTTTCAACTGGCACTTCTTCTGGATTTAGTTCTACTAAAGTAGGATATTTGTAATAGTAAATATCTAAAGTACCTACATAATCATCATTTAATATAATTGTGTTTTCATCTGGCATTGTATATGTATCATTTGGTGTTAGAATTATATTTTTAATTTGATAGCAATCTGTTATTTCATCACTAATTGATATAGTTTTATCAGTAATAATATCTATATTTTTTGTGAATTTAGAATTTAATTTACGATATTTCATTAAATCAAGTTGTATTTGATTTACTACTCCATTAATTTTGTTTTTTACATCTTCATCTTCTGCTAATCCAGTTACTTCAGGATAATATTCTTCAATTAGACTAAATGTTTTTTGTTTCATTTCTTTTAGTGTCATTTTTTACCTCCTGATTATATACTTCATCAATATCTTTAATCTCTTGAGTTAGTTCATCTAAAGTACACATTTGGCAACGAGGAATTATAAATCCTTCAGCTTCATCCCATATTAAT